CTTGGCTTGCTCCGGTGCTTCCGGTAGAACCTTTAGCGGCTTGGCTCCGCATCCAGCGGTCAAGAGCAGCGCGGTTATCAGCAATGCGTTTTTCATAATTGGCCTCTGCTTTCTGTCCTGCAATTATATATTGGCGCTCGATATGAGCGATCTCAGCCTTGTTCAACTCTTTGGCCGCAATCTGTGCGCCAGTATAAGCCGCTACGGTGGCGCTGTGGGCTTTCTCCGACCCAATGTAGCGTTTCTCCCAGTGCCGAGCATTTTGCCACTGTACAGCCGCCAGAAGGGCAAATAGCCCTATTGCAGCATACGGTGCGAACTTCAGATACGGAACAAATTTAGTCAGCACGAGGTTGATCCTCTATCTTAACACCATCCTTGCCCACGGATATGTGCCGCCTTACAAACAGTGCAGTAAAGGCAGTCAGGCCAAGCATAATCTGCGCATGAGCAGCCAATGCCAGATAGAAGGTGTACGCTGTGTTTCCCGACACAAGCCACACGCCAACAGCCGCGAAGATGGTCATAATGATACAACCGCCAAGCAGTGCGCCGAACGCAGCGGCCCTGCGCCCGTTTGGTGTCCACAGGAGGCTGATCATATTGGCATACCTTGAGCAAACCAAGCTGGCATATCGAAGCATGGGCACTCCTTCAGCCATTCATGCTTCTCGACCACGCCATCGCCGTCCTTATCTGGCGATAGGTCGCGGTGGCCCATAACTGGTGGGTTCTTGTGCAACGCACGTATACGGGTGATGATTTCCTTCAGCGCCTTTTTCTGGGCTGAGGTCCGAGTGTCCTTGGGCTTGCCGTCTTTATCCAATCCGCCGACATAGACAATGGCGATGCTGTTCTTGTTCCAGCCCTTGACATGAGAACCGATGGCTGTGTCTGGGCGACCCTTTTCGATCTGGCCGTCTAACCGAACGACATAATGGTAGCCAATGTCCGACCAGCCCTGCTTCAGATGCCAGCCGCGAATCGTGGCGGCGCTTACGTCCTGCCCTTCACGGGTGGCCGTGCAGTGAACGACGATGCGTTTTATGGGAAAATTGCTCATGCTGCGTCCTCTAACATTTCCGTTGTTATCATAACGCGGCCCACAGCGCCATACTTCTTATGATAAGTGATGGCCCAAGCCGCCCGATCCGCAATCCAGCCTCCACGCGCAGCATAGGCGTCACGCGCTGCTAAGGTTGGGTGCTGAACGACTGTGACGCCGTTATATTCTTTTTCGTCGCGGTGGTGGCGATGTCCGCAATGTATCTCGCGCCGGGTCGTGCGGCCCCACGCTTGCGGGAACTGTGCAGCGAACAGTAGAGGCAGGGACTCGTTCTTGACCTTGTGCCCGTGGTGAACGCCCAGCATGGTGGTCCCCCATTCAAAGACATAGAATGGCAGGACACTATCATTGACCGTAACGCGAGGCTCTTCTTCGTAATGCACCGAGAACGAGTCGGCTAACCAGCCGCTTGCTTCTTCGTCGTGATTACCTTCGGCTATGATCAGATGGACCTCTTGATGGCGTAGCAAAGACATTGCCACCATCGAACGGATCACGCGAATTGCGGCCCTGCGTATCTTGGGGAAGCGGCTGTCGGCGTCCAGAACGTGCTTTGACGCTGGTGTGACAGGCGTTTTGCCATCCGTATGCAGAAAGTCGCCTTGGATGTTGATAACTGCTGTGTGGGCAGTAGGGCTTTGATTGATCATTTGGCTCAGGGCCGAAATGATTGTGCGCTCTGCTATTGACACGCTCCAGTCGCTACCACCCTCTTCGCGCCACGCCAGCATACCAAGGTGGTAGTCGGTGAACGTGTAGAGGTTGCACAGATGCTCCTCAGAGGCCGCTGGAGCAGCAATTGATACCGCTGGTGGTATCTCGTCCTTAAAACCATCAACTGTCTCTCTCATGGCGTCCATGAGAGCCTGATGGTTTAGTGACGCCTTGACCCATTGCCCAGACGGCTTGCCTTCTTTGTTATAGTAAGTGCTGACGCCCTTGGCGACAAAGCCATCAGGCACTGGCCGAGTAAAGTCATGCTCTGGCGCATAACCGAGCCTTGCCGCCTTTTTCTTGACAGCCGTATAGGTCTCGCTTGCGCTACCTAGATTCAGGCCCAGTTCAATCGATGCTGCTCTTGCGCTGCCAAGTCGATCTATGGCTTCCAAGACTTCCCTTTGACGAGGCGTACAATATTGATACAGGTTCTCGTCTATTTTCAATGGATTCATTAGTCACCTAATCTTTTGGCAAGCGTTCTCCTGAGAACCTTGCTTCAAACCAATCATATATGCGTAAGGTCATCCACACTATCGTGAGCAATGAAGCCAGTGGGGGAAGGATTTGCACCAATGTGCCAAAAGCCGCCAACGCAGCGGCCCCGTCAGCGATGTGCTTCACGTTATCCCCCAAATGATTCAATAGTGTGTGGATTTTCATCGTCAGCCCCAAGGAAGAGGTGGGTTGACAACAGGTGGGTTCTTGGCGTTCTCGATTTGAGTTGCAAGATTTGCCTCAATTCCAGCAACAGCATCTTCTCCCATCGACTCTTGCACCCAGCCAATTACGACTTCTTCGGTCAGATCGGCAAACGGTACGAAGGTCGCCTCTGGATCGAGCGTCAGTGATGCTGAACCGTAGGTGTAACCGCTGAACTCACCGTCTTGTGCGGTAGCCGACCAATGCACAGTGAACACAACCTTTTCGTTGCCCTCATGCTCTGGGTGGCAGTCAAGCTGCGATACTTTCCAAGTCGTTGTCATTCTTAATTCCCTTCTAATTGGGCCACACGGGCGCGGAGTGATTGGACTTCTTTGATAAGCATTGGAACGAGTTTGGCATAGTCTACGCCCATCATCATCTCCTCGTCTTCAGGGACAGTAACTGCTTCGGGGGCAACAGGGAGCAATTCCTGCGCCACCATACCATAGCGCCAGTGCATATCATCAACCTTGAAGTCCCAACTGCGAACTTTGATGGCGTCAATCAGCGCACCAGCATCCGGAGCGTCAACGATGTTCTTTTTAACTCGCGCATCTGAAGTGGTGGTGTACGAGGTCGTACCGCCAGACCAAGAAATCTGCCCGTTGTTAGTCCCGCCGTTATATTCAAAGTACGCGTAAATGCCGCTGGACGCTGCCGAGTTACGAACCAAAAGGCCACGGTCATTAGCGTTGAGCGTCAGAGGCCACGACCCAGCGCCAGTAACCTTAAACTCGCTTGATGTATTGCCACCAAGCGGTGCCGTGGTTCCTACAAGGAGAAAGCCACTGCTGTTAAGACGCATACGTTCTGTGTAAGTGCCGCCGCCCGTGCTGTCGTTTGAGAACAGCGTTGCGCCACCAGCCGTTTGAATGCGGAAGCCCTTGTTGCTGTCGTTGCTGTCGCGCCATGTCTGAAACGGCTGGAAACCCGTGATGCGGATTGCGTCTTGGGCAACAACCTCTAGCTTACTACCCGGCGAACTCGTACCAATCCCGACGTTGCCGCCGTTCACGAGGCTCATGATTGGAGAGCCGGGAGCGCCCCCCGAAAGAACATCAAGCTGGGTTCCTGTCGCTTGAAGCCGCATATCCCAGCCATTGCCGACTGGGCGGAGCATGAGGTAGTTGCCGTCCCTGATTTCCGTAGTGCCGCCAGTAATCGTCAAGCGGCTGCTAGGCGAACTCGTACCAATCCCGACGTTGCCGCTGCTGTCGATGCGCATACGTTCTGAGCCGTTGGTCTGCAAGATTAGCGGGTAGCTGTTGGCGGTTCCAAAATAGGCAGACGAAGCCGTGGCGAACATATCCAAAGCAGCGCCAGAAGCGCGTTCCGCACGAAGTCCAGCATCCGACCCACTGCGGTAGATATATAGCGGGGTAAAGCTAAGAGGTGCTGCACCAATTCCAACGTTACCCGCGCTGGAGATGCGCATCCGCTCTGAGCCGTTAGTATTGAAAATTTGCACGCCACCCGGCGCTACAAGTTGTGAATTACCAGAGGAGTCAACTTGCAACTCTGCATAAGAAACTGAGTTTGCAGCACGCACCGCAACGGCTGTTGCGCTTGCCGTCAGAAGATGCAGCTTTGTTGCTGGTGAACTCGTACCAACGCCCAAATTCCCACTGACATAGCCAACACCAGCCTTAGTGATGCTGAAATGCTCAGTGCCGTTGGTCTGAAGGGTGACAAGTTTAGAGGCACTGGCCGACGCGCTGTCAGTCACGTTCAACTTGATGCCGTTGAAGGTCGTGCCAGAGGCGTTCCAAGTGTCCGTAAGATCGTAGATATAGGCCATCAATATCCCTTTCGCGCCATTACTAGCATTTTATCGTTTAACTGCCAACTGCTGATGCAGTACCAATAAAGAAAACGTCTTTTGTCGGTGTCGAACTTGTGCGCCGTGCAAATAGTTGGACTTCATAATTCGTGCTTGCTGAAAGCCCAGTCTTAGTTGGCGACGAGTTCACGAAGCCGTCTTCAGAGAACCAAATGCCTGATTCCTGATACACAAGCGGATCGGGGTCAGAGTTTACGGCTGAAGCAACATCTGCAAATGAGCCACCAACAGTTCGATACTGCCACTTCATCTCCACATTGGAGTTGGGGTCAGTAATCGCTGGCGTTGCCGCTGTGCATGTCGTTGTCAAGGCCGCTGAGAACTGTATTTGCCCACTGGTCCCCGTCTTTACCGTCATCAAATCGGAGATAGCCACAAAGCTGGTTCCGCTGACCGAGTTGAATGTCGAGTCACTAACGGTTGTGCCGCCACCTGATCCCGTGCTTGGGGGCGCTGCGTCATTACGGGTAACCCCAATACGAGCATCGAGAGTCGTACCGTCGCGTTGAGAGCGCACTTCAATAGCAGCCGAAAGGGCCACAGTCGCGCCTGTTGGGATGGTCACAATACCGCTAGACGAAATTGTCACTGTGCCAGTGATACCTGTTTGCGATATGATGCTCCAAGTAGTGCTTGAAGATACATCAACGCCACCGCGCCGACGAATAACGGAAATGGTCTTGGGCAACTGACCAGCCGATAGGACACCAAGATAGTCAGCGGCGAAGGCCACTGGGGCAACCTGATCGAGCGATGGCACAGCGTTGGCTGTAACGTCAGCGTTATCCTCTGGCTTGTCGCCGTTATCGTCAATAACCCCAGACCAGTCAGCCGTTGTGCCAGCCACATCAATCCCAAGGATGAACGGGCTGTTGAGCGGATTGTAGACCGTAGGAGCCGTTGGCGTGACTGGGGCAACATCATCGCGGTCCCATGCGTAGATAGCGGCGTTCTCTTCGACCAGTGCAAGCGGCACTTGACCGTCAAAGCGAATTTCTTGGCTGACCACACGCATGGGCTTGTTCGACCAGCCGAGCGCCTCAAGGCTGAGAAGCACAACGTCACCGACCTGACAGCCGAGCGCCTTGGCGTTAAACACAGCCGACAGCATACCGCGATACTGGTTGCGCTGGAGTATCTGCTTTGCGATCCGCTGCGCCCTGCGTCCGTCCTCGACATAATACAGGTCAACGCTCATCACGCGCTCAACGCCATCAGGCGATGCGAAGCCGACCTCTGGGTAATCGACAAGCTGGTAAAGGCTGTTCTGCGACGGGTCGATGAAGCGGCCACGGGCAATGTTGTAATTCTCAGTCAGGCCACGGGTCTGCTGCCAATCGAACTCACCCAACATGTCCGCCTCGTCCAGTTGCAGAGTATAGTCCGCAAGGTCGTTTTTCATGACGGTCAGGGTCAACTTACCACCGCTGTCACGAAGGGTGGCGTTCATCGACATTAAGAAGTTGTTGATTATGTCCATGCGATCATCAGCGTCAGACGCTGTGCCGCTGGTCCGATAGCGTTTCTGCGTGCCGCCTGTCGCAAGGGTCACGCTCTCATCGCAGATGTTTGCAGCCGTGATGAACGACTCCATATCGATGCGGGTGTAAGGAACGCCAGCGCCTACGGACAACTTGCCGTTAATCTTCCAGCCCAGAAGCCACCAGAGCAACTGGAGCGCAGGGTTGTCTGTATCGTCGGCGTCCGTATAGGAACCCCAAGTCGTTTGATCTGTGGCGCGGTGCGACCCTGAGCCACCGGGAACAGTGCTATCTTTGCGTGGGTCGTACAGCGCAGCGCCGTCACCGACTACAGTCACACGGCTTGGCAGACCACCGACCAATGGGCTTTCAGCCGTCTTGGTGTTGCCTGTGCGCTTGATGCGCAGATGCAAATAGGCGCAGCCTGTCAGGCGACGAGTTGATCCCCATTTGCCACCGCCGTTGATGCTTATGTAGTTGGCATCCGTGCCTTCGGTGCGCGTTGTGACCGTCAGATAGCCAGAATATGTCGCAGTGACGCCGCCGCTGGCTGACCATGCCAACTTCTCTTCAAACCAAATCTCATCGATAGATTTCACTTTATGCGCTGCGTTGCATATAATGTAATCGACATATTCTTGGTTCGTGCCACTGGATTCATGATAGCGCAGATCAAGAGGCATAGCCGTAGTGCCGAACACCGCCTTGCGCGGAGTGCTTGGGTCAAGGCTGACGTTTAGGCGAGAAAGTTGTGTCTTGGGTGCTTTAGGCGCAAATGCTGCCGCCGCTGCGGTTGAGAGCGCCATTGTGACACCCATCGCAATCATTGCGCCCTTGCTGATTATCACTGTCCCGGCTACTGAGACGCCACCAGTGACAACGGCAAGCCCGATAATTGCAGCCGCGACTAATAGAGTTTTTACAGTTCTACCCACGGCCAACACTCCAGCATTTGTCCCACATGGCGCGTGGGATTTTCTCTAAGCCGTCATCCGAAACGAAATAGGCGAAGCCACCCATTACTACACCAACAGAGGCGTCAAAGAAAGCCAAGTCGCCTCTTTGTGCGTGGCCGATTGCAACCTCTGGAAACTTTGCGTCAAGCGTTGCTTCCAGCGTCCCTGCGCCGATCTCTTTGATGACCTTGAGGCTACCCTTGAGACTGTCGTATTTCCCACGGAACTCAGGCATAGGGTCTTCGCCTGTAATCTGAAGCACAGCGCCAGCGGCGAACAGACAGCAGTCGTTCACGCCATATTCAAATGGCTCGTGACGTTTTTCGGCCATGTAATTGACCAGTGCATCTTCCCATGTCGGTATTCTCATCGGAAATTCCCATTGCTTCCGTCACTGTCACCGCCGCCACCGGGGCCATAGCCATAAGACCCTGCCGCTGCCATGCCATTAGCCGCAGAGATAGATGCCTCACCGCTAAGATCGCCGGAATCAAATATGTTCTGGATCAGGTAGGTCTTGTTCTGCGCCCCTGCGATGCTGACCAGATAGTTCTCAATGGTCAAGGTCACAATCTGACTGTCTGGAGCACCTGCGATGCTAACCTCGTTCATGTAGCCAGTGTAATACGGGATGATTGAGCCTATTTGGGTCTCGTTCTCGTCAACGCAATAGAACCACAGCCGAGCAATACGGCCCTGCCAGCGGGTCTTGTCGCCAATGATGTTGAGAAAGTCGGACGAACGCACGCGGATCAGTTCTTCATCGCGTGTGAAAATATAGTCACCGTCGCGCTCTTGCAGATAGTCAAGGTTGACAATCAAACCACCCAAAGAGATTGACACCGTGTCGGAGCCTGTCTCGTTGTGCTTCACAGCCGACACGTTGATCAGTTCGTGGTTGAAACTGTCGTATGTCCCATCCAACTCAGCGTCACCTGATCCAGAGATGACCTTGTCGTAAAGGCCGCTGGTCCCACGCAGCACATCGCCGTCAAAGTCGGCATAGATCAGCACACGCCAGTTGACGATCTGCGCATTAAGCGCCGCTTGGGTGGTTGCATCCACCATTAGAAGGACTCCCGAAGATTCAGCGAGAGGCTATACACATAGCCGTTCTCAACCGAAAGCGGTGGCTCCTCTACCATATACATTAAGCAATACGGGTTCTTGTACTCGATGGCGGTGTTGTCAGCTACAGGCACGCGGACAGGCGGCTCCACATTAAGCGTGCCTTGCCCAGAGCCGTTCGTGACGAGATCAGCCGTCAGTTGCAGAAGCTGATTGTTGATCGTGACGAACTGACCAGCGTAGAGCAAAGTTGCGTTACCCGGCCAACCGTCTGTGGCAATCGCCCGACCCGTCTGGTTTACACCGTTTGTGGTTGGCAGACTGCCAAGAGTAGACTGAGGCGTGGGATCAACAGGCACTTGGAAATCGTTAGCTTTCCCACGGGCCTTGGCTATGAACGAGCGCCACGGATTGACATTTGCGCTTCCCACGATTGGGGGCAATGACAGTTGGCACTCCCACCAACCACGGCTAGATGCGATGGTCTGGCGGCGACCAGTCCATTCCGACACATTGGTCTGCGATGGCATGACCAAGCGCCATGTCATGCCATTTGGCTTAGGGGACGAAGGGAAGGATATTGTTGCCATTACTGCATAACTCCACCGAGGCGCGGCCTACGAAGCCCTGCAACCGTGCGCGACTCTGCCGCAGCGATAATGGCTGGGGCAGCTTCCATAATGCCCTGCTGCACCTGAGCGCGAACAGCCGCTGGGTCTGAAGCGCCACGCGCATCGACGCTGATGTTAATAGGGCTACCGCCGCTGCCGTTTGACAGGTTGCGATTAGGGATGATCGTACCACTGCCGCCGGGGATGAACAACTCTGGGCCTTGCTCACCGACCATGTATGGGCTGTTCTTTGCGACAGAGCCACCTCTAGCCCTAGCTATCCCCGGTAGATAATTACCAGTGCTTGAGCCGAAAGCCCCTCCAGATGGCGCAGGAGTGCCTGTCAAACCGCCAATTGCACCGCTGACCATACCGACAATCTGCTGGACAACGAACAGGCGGAACAACTCGTCGATCACCGCGCTGATAATACCGCCCATTGCATCTTTGAACGATGTTGCACCTGTCAACATGCCCTTGAAGGCATTGCTGACGCTCATGCCAATAGCCTTGAACGAATCATTCAACTCTTCGTTCCTAGAAATGATTGCTTCCATCTCTTTGCTTAAGGGTACTTCATCAAAGTTGGAAACTATGTCCTTAATCATACCCTCAGCTTCTTTGACATCAGCCTTTAGCATGTCGCTATATTGGCTCATCTCAATCGACTCCACAGCGGCCTTAAACGGCTCAATAGTGGCCTTCTGTCCAGCCTTGGACAGTTCCATGAAGTCTTTTTCCAATTCAGCAATTTGCCGCTGGTAGGCGGGAAGTTCCTTCATTCCCACTTTGCCAATCTTGTCCATGAAGTCTTGGATTGATTTTTCTTCTTTTTTACGCGCAGCTTCGGCTTCTTTTGCAATACGATTGGCTTCGGCAGCCGCCCTTCTTGCAGCAGCCAAACCCTTCTTTGCGTCTTTTTCGGCTATGTCATTGGCGCGTTCCAGCATGTCACCCTGCCTATTAGTTAGGCTGAGTTCCAGCTTTCGCATTGCATCTTCAATGGCGTTTAAATCTTCTTTTTCTTTTTTAATTGTACCTTCATTGTCTTGAAAATACTCTCTTATTTTACCAAAAATCGAAATACCGGGGGCGCGAAGAGCAGTCCCCATCGTCTGCATTGTTTTGTTCGCTGCAATATTTGCCCTCGCAGCTTGAAGCCGCAGCTTAGCAGCTTCAATTGATTTATTTGCAGATGCGATGTCGGTATTTGCTAATCGTATGGCCTCCTGTTGACCAACCAAATAGCTATCTACGTTTTTACCCATTGCTTGATCAATTCGCGCACGGGCGACAACAAGATCACTAGCGATCTGGGCTAAGTTTCTTTCGCGCTTTTCAAGTTTTTCTGCTTCTTCAGCAGCCTTTTTAGCAGCCTCACCTGTGTTAAATAGACTTTCTATAAATGGCGCAAGCACCATCGTTCCTATAACAACGGCAGCACCGAAAGGTCCGGCAAGAAAACCACCAATCCTACCAGCAATGCCACCCATTTGGGACATGGCGTAGCCAACTTGACCAATCTGTTGGTTAAATGCTTGGATGGGGCTTGCGCCAGTTGATACGCTGGTCGCAAAGTCATTGATCTGCATACCAAGTTGCTGAGTGCCTTGGCGGTTTTGACGAAGCGCCCGTGATTGCGCATCAAGCGCACTATTGTAACGCACACCATTGCGGATTACAGCATCAGTGGATGAGGCAAGACCAGCGTTAGCGGATTTGAGTTGCTCAGTCTCTTTGCGCAGCGAGTCAACAGAAGATATTAGCTTCTGAAGCTGCTCCTGCCCAGAAACCTGAGCCGCGAATAGAAACTCAACTCTTTGGTCCTGAGCCACGCTTTTTCTGCCTCTCTGCGTCCAGCTTAAAGTAAGCGACCCACTCGTTATACTCGTCTATTGAGATTTCTTCAATCTCTGAGATGCTTTTGCCAAGCCGATCCGCCAAGGTCAGTAAATTGAACCTAAACGGATCGTCTGTTAGTTTTTTTCATGCTCCTCGACGCTGGTTCCGCTCATAAGCGCAGCGGCCACAGTCGAGATAACACCAACCTCTTCACGCATCAGAATAGCCTTGTCCTCAAGCGTGAATAGCTTTTCACCTTGGCCGTTCTCCGCCTTGAGGATGATCAGATCGACCATCGCCTCAAACGATGCGTTATTAAGGAACTGGGGATGCTTGCGCTGGATGCGGTTCAATTCACCAGCAAGCAGGGGGCCGTAATAAACTTTTTCCGGCGACCCCTTCTCACCCCATTCTGCGACCTCGATATGTGTCTTAGTCGATGTACGCTCTGCAATACGCTTTGAAATACTCATAAACTATATCCTTTGAAATTAGACTGTAGCAGAACTCAGCGAACCAGTGCCTTGAAGAGTGATTGTGGATTCAACCATACCGTCAAAGCTGCCTGTGACAGTTTTGCCAGTTACGATTGCGCTACCTGTCAGATAGGTGTCACCTGATGCCGAACCTTCTGGCATGAAGCGAACAGTCACCTCTGAGCCAACGACGAGAGCGCCTTGACCAGTGCTGTCGGTTTCATCCCAAAATACGTCAACCGAACCCGTCCATGCCTTCAAGGTGCTCTTGAAGGTGCGGTAGCTGTCACCCATTGAGGTGTCTTCCGCAGTATCAGATGTTTCTTCAACCGAGTAGGAACGGATTTCAAGGATGCTGTTGGTTGATCCAACCTTAACAGTTCCCTCAGAGCCAGTATGCGTTGCCATCTAAATAGTCCTTACGCCAAGGTGGAGAGCGTCAAAGCACCAGTGCCTTGAAGCGTGATTGTGGATTCGACCATACCGTCGAAGCTGCCAGTTACGGTCTTGCCTGTAACGATTGCTTCTCCAGTGTAATATTTTTCCGAAACACCTGCCGAAGCACCCTCTGGGAAGAAGTTTGCCGTTACCGTAGAACCAACTGCAAGAGCAACCTGACCGTTTGTGTCGGTTTCATCCCAGAACACATCAACCGATCCGGTCCATGCCTTTAGCGTGGTTTTGAACGTGCGATAGCTGTCGCCCATCGAAGTATCTTCGGCGGTGTCAGCAGTTTCCTCAAGCGAATAGGAACGGATTTCAGCAATGGCGTTCGCGCCAACCTTAACAGTTCCCTCTGAACCAGTATGCGTTGCCATTACTCAGTCTCCTCTTTAGCC